TGCACAAAGTGTATTTGGAGAAAAATGCTGTTAAAGATACTATTATCGTGTATTCACGATAAGATAAAGTTCTGTATCCTTCTATGCACAAAGTGGGGTTCGAACCCACGCAGACATTAGTCTAACGCGTCTTAAGCGCGCCGCCTTAAACCACTCGGCCATCTGTGCTTTTTGTATTAATGCTCAAATGCGGGCTCGAACCGCAGACCTTCGGCTCATAAGACCGATGCTCTAACCAACTGAGCTACATGAGCTATTCAATATTATATTATATTATACATTTGTCTTTACACCCTTGAAGATTTAAAATGGCACCTTTATATCAAATCTAAAAGGTTTATCCATTTCAGGAATATGTAAATTTTGGTTATGGAATTTCTTCTAAAATTCCTGAAGTTTTAGAAGGTTGAAATGAATATCCTCACTCACTTGCCTTTTTATAAGACAGAAGATATTCCCTTACTAGAGTAATTCATCATAGACTTCTTACTATTCATTACTAATTAAGTAATATAATTTATCTTTAAGTTATTTTTGTCCAATTTTAAATATTCAAGGGTGTAAATTGTTTATAAATATATTTTTAATGAAATGCAAATGTCATTATACCAACGCCTACAATACCCAACACTATACCCATATGATAATTATATTGCATCGCTTTATACATTTGTAACCAAGCTTTCACTTGCTCTGGAGAGTTTGTATGATTGAGAATATAATCCGATTTAGGTGAGAGAATATAATAGAAATAATTTGTAATAAAACATGTTGCCATTACTAGGCAAATCATTGACCATACAGGAGTCTTTTCCTTCTTTATTTTAATGTTATAAAAGATGAGGAAGAGAGAAATAATTAATCCGTAGAAATAGCCATACAGACTTATAGACATTCTCTCTTGACTTATTTTTTCATAACGTTTTTGTAAGTCTGAAGGCAACTTTTCTTTGTAAGTTTTCACGATTTCACTCTTGTCTGTCATGTAATAAAAATAGATCATACCAACAATAAAAATTGCTGATATGGTACAAGAAATTAGACAGGGCATATATATCTACCTTTTAAAAAAAGGTAGAGCCAAAATATATAATACCTTTTAAAAAAAGGTATAGCCAAAATATATAATACCTTTTAAAAAAAGGTATAGCCAAAATATATTTATTTATTTAATTTATTTAAATAATTTGTTGTGCACTTAATCTAAGAGTACCAATATTTTGTTCAGTTGTATTTCCTAATCTATTAGCAAAATATTGTTGTACAGATGAAACACTAGATGAATATCTATTTGCAAAACCTTGTCCTGATGTTGATAAAAGCGCTAATAACATTTCTGGTCTAGTATTATGATTTTCGTTAATAAAATTACCTCCAGCAGTTCCTACAGTTAATGTTGCTGCCTTCGCTACACTATTGAAAGATACATCAAAAGCATTACTAGATGTAAGACTTTGTAGTCCTGATGCATTTGTTGTTATTTTTATTTTATTATTGTAATTTTGATAACTATTTGAACCTAGAGAATATATTACATTACTACTAATATCACATTTACTAGTGTCTAATACTACACTACCATCATCTATAGCAAATAATACACGACCCTTACCAGTCTTATAAAATTCATCTGTATTACATTGGTTTACTGTTCCAGAAATACAATAAGAATAATTTTTTTGACTAGGTCCATTAGCAAATTGTTCAAATAATGATTGATTTGTATTAGAAGAACCAGGAGTTGTTGAATTTGCAGGGTTGTTCCATGTAACTGTTGCACCGGTTAGACCAGAAGCAATAACATCAACTAAGTAGTAATTATTACCACTGGCTACAAATGGCCATGATTTAGTACCAGATGCATTACAACTAGCAACTATCATAAAAGTGGTTCCGCTAGCATCAAAACAAGCACCTAAATAGCAATTACTAACATCTATCTGTATAACATATGAAGATACTGATGTTATAGTTCCGGTTACACTTGGAGCTGTTGGAACAAAAGTAGCTGTGTTTAGCTGGTTCATCTCACTGATGAGGGAGGCTTTGTTCGCGTACGAATTTGTAGGCATTTATATTATAAAATGTCTGTCTTAAGTAACTTAAATGGAAGTTCTCTAAGTGTTTTAAACAATAATTTAGGTAATAAATTTATTGGTCAAATAAATTACTTAAATAATTTTCAGGATTCCGGAATAATTGTTTTTTGTTATAATAAAGGAACTTTAATTTTATACCTAAATAAAAATTTAGAAGAAATATATGTCCCAATTGAAAATTTAAGAAAAGGCGATTTAGTTAAATCTTATTTACATGGTTATAGAAAAATTGAAGATATTGTTTGTAATAAGACCAATAATGATGTTGATAGTTTGTTAGAATGCATGTATAAAATGGAGAAAACTGACGAAAATAATTTAATAGAAGATTTAATAGTTACTGGTGGGCATTCAATCTTAGTTGATGATTTAGGAGACTATAAAGAAGAAAATGATAGGTTATTTAATGGTGAAACACTTAAAATAGATGATAAATATTTATTATTGGCAGCAGTTTCAAATGATTTTATTAAATTACAAAACAACGATGAATATACTTACTACCATTTTATATTAGAAAATAATGGAAATGATAACGATAGGTATGGTATATGGGCAAATGGAATTTTATCAGAAACACCTAGTAAAAATTTTTTTATGTCAATGTTTAAAAATTAAAAATACATCTTTAATTGTGTAAATATGTATTTTTAAATGTTCATATATATATGAGTTACATACATTCTTATATTTATTTTATCACTGCGATTAAATTTGTATTCTTTATTTTGGCAATTATACATCTTTATTTAAGGACAAAAGGTCAGGCAGATTCTGATTTAGGTAAAAACATTGAATATTGGAAGGAGAGAATTGAATTTATTTTTGTTATATTAATGTCATTTTTATTGATTTATTTATTTAATCCTAGATACAATAATAAGGTTTTATTAAATTTTGAAACAAATTTATTATTATATTTATTTGGATTTATATTAATTATTACAGCAAAATGGAGGTTATTTTTTAAAGAAGCAAAATGGTTTAATCAATTACAAGAAGTTATTGGAAAGTTTAATTAGAGAGAAAATTTTACATACGTTTTCTTTGTGCTAAATAACCCGCGGATGTTCGACCAACTTGTCCCACATCGGTATGCGGCTTGTATATAAATGTACCTTTGCTAATTGTATAACATAAATTACTTGAACAACCATTATACATTTTGTTATATGGCAACAAAGTTGTGTCAAAGAGAGTCTTATAATTGGTTGACTTGTTTAAACGATTTGATGGATAAGAAGTTGTATAACTTGTTGCAGAAAGAGAGAACATTATAATATTAGTAGATAAAATTAATTCTTATCTTATCTTATCTTATCTTATCTTATCTTATCTTATCTTATCTTATCTTATCTTATCTTATCTTATCTTATAAATATTTACATAATTGTAGTTAAATATTTATTTTATTATTATTATATTATTTTTAATAAGTAAATTCAATTTTAACGTGTCTAGTATTACTATTACCTGTATTTAAACTAACTAGTCCCTTAGATCCTAAAAAGTTTTTTGATCCAGATACTATAGTTGCTTCATAAATTGTATCTGGTTTAAATCCACCAGTACTCGATAAATTATCTGTTAAATAGGTACATTCAATAATTCCTTCTGGTAATTTGTAAGTATGAGTATTTTGCTGCATATAAGTACCATCTGAAAGTAATTCTCTCTCAACATCCACTACAAGTGACCCAATTTGATGATCTGTACCAGTTGCTAAGATTGGTACAATTTGTTTGTATTGAGTAATTTCAGGTGTTAAAACATCCTTATACTGATAATCCAACTTGGGATATTCGAAACTCAAACTTCCAATTATAACAGACATATTATATTATTATTAATGAATAATTATTTTACCAAATTTTTAATTTTTTTTAATTTTCTCTTAATTTTCTCTTAATTTTTCATTTCATTTTATTTCATTTTATTTTATTTTATTTCATTTTATTTCTTTTATCCCTTTCTACCACAAGACCCGCATCCTGGTCTGACATTATGAATGCGGGCTATCATTGAATTTTTCAAAGAAGTATTGACTTGGGTTGTTGTAGTAGGTGCTACAACTAAATTTCCATTATTTATAGTTGATTTCATTTGTTGAGGAATAATATTTCCATTTGAAAGGAACATGTTTATTTTTGCAGGCATATTATAAATAATGTAAATATTAAAATTATTATTTTGTATATTATATATTCTTATTGTTACAATATTAGACCATTCGTTAATTTACTAACAGACAATTGACAATCAGAATCGTTTAAATAATAAACATCGTCTGTCACTTTGCTACACTTGCAAGGAAAATATACTAGTAAATCATATACATTTGTTACTTGTTGAATTGTTCCATTATCAAATTTAATTGTATATATACCATTGACTACACTTGTAACAATAGCATGTGTGAAAAAATCGTTACCTGTTTGTTTTGCATAAACATTTGAACCAACCTGAAATTGATGAACACCCGTTTGTTCTGGTTGCCATATTGGGTTATTATATATTTGCACATTTTGACTTTGTTTTTCTTTATTAGTTAGATCTGGCGGACAATCGCAACCACTGACCAAATTGGTTTTTGTTGTCTTGCCACCATAAATAGGATAAGCTGGATTGAACGGAATAGGTTGACCAAAGGTTGCTGGAATTTTACCCCGTCTTAATGGCCCTTTTCCTTTTAATCGATTCAAATATCGGTCATAAGAATTGTGTTTTATATCGACGCCTACTCCACCTGGTGTCTGACATCCTGGCTTACTAGAAGTAACAGATGTATGACGTCTATTCATGCTAGTATTTGAACCAGTTGGTATAGTAGCCTTTTGTACACTTGGGACTGGTCTATCACTCATCTGGTTCCAACATACACCATGAGTTACATTTGTAGGTTGTTTATAAGCATTTA